TCCATGAGCTGGATAAGATGTGCTTCGTCTCTGACACCTTTGTAGATGCCCACATTTAAAAAATCAATCTTGAAATATGCTTCTGCGTCTGTATGATCGTAGGGCACACTACAAACAGCTTCTGTAGCACTCGCAGGTACCCCATGCAGATACACACCTGTGTTGTGTCTAACCAATCGATCGTTGTCGATGCGACTGGCTGGTACATGCTTGAATAACTTCAGAGCATGATCTCTGTCTACAAAGTCTATGTCGATATCAGGCATTATTGCATCCTCGTAGTTTCGAATAGCAGCAGTGGCAGTGTTTCTGCAAGAAATTCTGCATATTCTTCTGCAGATTCTGCGTCGGCAAAGTTTGAAAATTTTACATACACACAGTGTTCTGTATCTTCTTCTGTGCTCATAACCTCGATATCGATGTCATCACTGGAAATCGGTTGTGATTTGTCTTCTTCTGTCACAGTATCTTGGCCTCCTTGATTACATCTTTGACTAGTTCGTGATCTGCTGGCAGTGTTTTAAATCTACGCATCCAAAACTGTGGATCTATTACAGGCCCGATAATTTCTAATTGTTCATCATTCATACGAGTCAACATCTCTTTGCCTGATCGGGCATTTAATATCATCCAAGGACTTACTAATCCTTCTTTGATATCGTGCGTGGCTCTGTTTAGATTTACATAAGCAAAGTAATGTTCCCACGCTGCCGAGTTTGATTCTCCCCAACTCATCATAGTCATGATACTGCGTTGAATGGCTCCGTCGGCGGGTTCTACTTTGATCAATTCTGCAATGTAGTTTTGATATAATTCATCCCTACACCAATGGTCCAGTTTGACTCCGCTTTTGACCACATAGTCTACGAATCGTTCAGGATAGATAGGAGCGGTATTAACCAAGAAACTGCCAAACTTCACAAAGGCTGTGTAGAAACTAGATGAAGCAAATTCTTCAAATGTCTTGGGCTGTTGTGCTTTTTGCGTGAGTTGATAGAATCTTTGGAATGTCAACAATCCCATTAGCACATGTTTTTCATTGCGACTGAGATGTCTACGTTTTTGTTCGCAGACATGTACTACCAAAGTCTTTTCTTTGGCAAATAGCTTCTCGCAGTGTTCGCATTTAAAATTTAATTGCATTGACTTCTTTTTTGTCCCACCCAAGGTTTTGACAATAGTCTTTGATTTCTCTGTCTGTGGTAATGATTGCAAGTGTAGCAAGGTCCGCTCTCTTCATAGTTGGAAATAAGTCTGCAAGGAATTCTTCTTTTTTATTCTTTTCTTTTTTTAAGGCAATCCATTCATGGAACTGTTTGGCCTTGCTTTCATGACTGCATGAAGCCAGAGTCAGCCATTGCAGTTTAGGATGCTGACTGACATTGGCCCAGTTCTTGTTGTAGTATTGATTAACTGTGAGCAGATAGTGTTCTTGTATTTCTCGGTCAGTGGTAGCTACACTGCTGATATATCTGTTGAGATTCCACAAGTCTCCTTTGATCTCCTTGCGGCCTTCTTCTGTGGCTGCATCCCAAAGTTCTTTGATTCCCTGATCAACACAGGGTATGATATCTTTGAATAGGTCTACGTGTTTATTTTTAGCCATGGTCTTTGCTCAAGTGATATACTATTTTAGCACGATCAAGAGCTTCTTGCAAGGCCTGATTAGTCCGACCTGCTCGAACTATTTCTTCCCAAAGTACTAGCTCATCTTTTAAAAATCTTTGATAGTCTCTGCCAATTTCAAATCGGTCGTTATGCGGTGCACCAAATTCTCTAGCATAGGTTATGCCGTCAGCTTTTTCGTAGATGTACGTTGCACCTGGTTTAAGATTGCCCATTTTTATATATTGCCTCAACAAATGAGTATTTTCCTTCCCACACATCCGGAACATCTTTCCATGTTTCATTTAATTGATCATCTGGCCATCCCGGGTAGTGCATCCTATCTTTGAACCACCAAAATAAATTTCCATTAGTCCAATTAGTGAAATAATTTTTAAAAAATTCTCTAGTACGGGGTGTGCTAAATTCGTCTTTGTCATACATAAATTTTTTGTCTTTAGCAGGACGTTGATAGTTTAAACTAATAAAACAAAATTTATCTGTATAAGAATTTAATTTTTCAGCTACCCACGGCAAATCTTTATCGGGGATAGTCTGTAAAACTTGACTGCAAATGACTCCATCAAACTTTGTTCCTTCTGGTGGAGGATTTTTAAATTCTTCAATGCAAGGATCGTATTTGTAAACAGTTACTCCTAACCATTTATCAAAGGTAGTCCACTGTGGCTCCTCGTCACTTAGTGCGTAAGGCAACGGGTCTGTGTATTGAAGTCCTTTCCCGCACCCGTAATCTAATATAGTTTTAGCATTGTATTTTACAACTAGATCTTTAATCTGCTTTTGATACTTAACAACGTCATAGCCGGCCCAAATATTAGGATTATTTTTTTGAAATTCTGTACCTAATTCTACAGACTTATCGTAATAATTTGATTTCATGAATTGATCCAGTTTATTGTTGGCACTATAAATTGATTTATTGTCATTTTTATTATTGTTTCTTTATTGAAAAATGTATTATGATTGTGCGTTACTTTTTCCCAAGTCAACGTATCGTATTCTACATATTTAAAATTATCAATGTTATTTCTAATTATTTTTAATTTGTCATCGATGTCTGGTACTGTATCATAACTTTGATCAAAGAGATTTTCAAAAGTTTGGAACCCTAGATCTTCTAACTCTTTTAATATTCCAGGTGCACCTATAACCATAAATGGATGATAAAATGCCAAAGGCTTATAAATTTTTTCTGTTAGAAACATAGGCTTTAGATGACTGTAATAGCTTTCTAAAGTTAAACTATAATAGGTGTCATCAAACCAGTCGTATCTAATTTCACGGACTCCGTTTTGTGTTTGAACGTGCCCTTGTGCGTCTCCTGGAAGAAATATATCTTCATCCCAGTAACTATATAATGCGTTATCTAATTTATCACGTAGTTTGTTGAACACATACGGTTTCCACTCTGCTTGAGCACCGTGGACGTTACGAACAGGCATCAAGAATTTTTTATTGTATGTTTTTTTAGGAATATAAGCATTGATATTATTATTGAGCCAATCCCAACACGTATCTATCCAAAAAAAGTGCGGCGTAAAAATAACATTGTTTGATGGGGTGTGTACTGGTTTAGATCCGTAGATGAACAATATATTTTTATCTTCTGAATACAAATCAATCCAAGGATCTGCAAAACTTTCACCGTTTAGATTTACAATAATTTTATAATCGTGAAACCATTGCGGATATACCTTTTTTCTATAATCCTTTGGTTCTAAAGTAAAAACAGTGTCTGGACTATATGGTTTCGTTTCATTAAACTCTTCTATGATTAGATCAAAATCTTTCGCAGCAGCCTGTATAAATCCAGAAAGCCAAGGACACAGATGTTTTTTTCTAAATTGATAAACAACAATTTTACTTGTCATAAGTTTCTAAATTCATAGTTAGTGACTTTGCTTTGATATTTCCGTCTACTGAATAGAAAGGATGTAATCTAGCAACCGTAGGACTATAGTGAGTTATATCAACTATATTAGTTCCTATTAACCAATCTGTTGGCAGGAAGCCGTTAACTTTTACCCAAGTAACAAGTTTCTCTGCCGCATGCGGTTTAATGATATAAGCATAGGCACCCATAGTATGCCACCCAGCAGCAGTTTGTCCTAAGCCACCACCACCTTGGTGATTTTTAATATTCCAAATTAATGGAGCATCATTTTCATGTTCGTTTATCCAACAGTTATATGAATTTTTATATGGGTTGCCTGAATCTAATTTAATAATATCATCAAACGAATCCAACACATTTTCTGGAAGTGGTTTAATAAAATACCCGTCGTGTTCTAATATAATATACGGTATGTTATCTTTGATGCAGTCGAGCCAAAGATAGTAGTGACTTAAAAAACATCCAACTATCCCAACTCGTCCTTTTTTAAATTTTGTTAACGGTTTTATGTTCAAGGAATCTAAATGAAAGTTGGCATCAAATCCATTAATAGCATCAAAAATTTCAACGGGCACTCCAAACTTTGCAGCCTGTGCTATACAATCTTTAGCAACTCTTTCAGATAGCTCATTGTCTTTTAATGTTATTATTTTTGCTTTCATTATTTTTCTATAATAAAAATGTATTCACTTCCAGATATAACCGGACCTTTTTTTGGAATACGTGTTAACGGCACAGTAGTGGCTTTAACAATTTTTCCATCTATAAATGTTTCTAATTTGGTTTTCCACCAGTCAAAACTTTCAATAATTAAATGAGCATTGCGCCCGTCTGGCAAATGTTTTTTAGCAGGATAGCTTGCAATCAATAAAAATGCAGACTTAGTGAACAGTGTATTGATAATTTTAAGAGTATGGTCAATCATTTCAGGCTCCACATGTTCAAGCACATCAGTTGATGTTAAACAGTCTACGGCAGTTGTTGGAATGTTTTCAAATTCGGCAACCCCTGGATCATATCCAACAGCACGTATATTATACTGTTCAACTAATAAGGGAAGTAGTTCACCGTGACTGCATCCAAAATCTATTAGTGATGTTGGGGTGTATTGTTTAAGAAATTTTCTAATTTTCTTTAATTTTTTTTCACCTGATGCAATGAATTTTGTATTTGTGGCATGCATTTCCTGCAGTTGCCGTTTGTAGTCATCGTTTATTAATGTCACTTGGCGTGGCCTACTGTTTCACGTTCAATATCATTGTGGTCAAATTCAGCCCAATACAATTCAAAGGCAACGCAGTCAGTGACTGCTTCAAACTGATGATATTCTCCAGGAGCAACCTTGGTATACTGCCCGGCAGTTAACACAGTTTCATCTATAAGATCATAATTATTTTTCCATACACGGATAATCATCTCTCCAGATTCAACAAAGAATCCGTTCCATTTAAATTTGTGTTTGTGCTTGGAACACACCCCGCCAGCCTTGGCTTCAATACGATGGAACTCAAGTACACCGTTGGCTTCTAGCAATTCTGTCTGCCCCCATACTTTTCCTGCTTTCATAGTAACTCCTTAATATGTGTATTTAATCAGATCAATTTGTGCAGTTGTAAAACTTCACTTTGTCTGCTAACTTCCTTGACAAAGAACACACAAGGCGGATTAACCTCTTCGCTGAGTGGCACAGTTAGTAACTGCCCGTTTTTCATTTTAGGAAAATACCAGCGCACATCTTGATAGATATTGACGATTTCTATGGGCATGAATTCTGCCCTAAATCCTTTGATAGGATTGAACACCAACGCATCAAACCCGCGCTCATTGATTGAAGTCAGGGGTAATACTTCGGGATCGAGTCCGCAGTCTTTGTCGCCTACTACCATGCACCAGTCCAAGGGCATTTGTACTTCATAGCCTCCTATGTTCAGTACGATGGCGGGCGAGTTAAACGATTCTAAAAATATCAGCGGCATAAAAAAGAAATCCGGTTCTTGAGGATTTGAATTATCTAGTACCGAAAATCTTGTATCTTCATCTACCTCGTCCGGTAGTTCGTTTAAATCAAATGCTTGATTGTTTAGTGTTAATATTCTCATGTAGTTCCTTTATTTTTTAATCCATACGTTGTTTGGTCCGACATCGAAATCTTTGATCATTTCTTTAATAGCCTTATTCACTCCAGGATAGTCTATGTCGTGTCCAGTTAATAGTCCGTTCTTTTTTAATTTAGGAGTATACGCAATGATATCTTTTTTAACTGCATCGTATGAATGGTCTGCGTCGATGAATATTAGATCCATTGAGTTATTTGGTAATTGATCAGCAACGTCATAACTATAACCTTTAATGGGTATCAATCTGTCTTTGTATTTCGACTTAATTTCTTCGTTGTAAAACATAGAAATATCAAGATCAACAGCGTGTATTACTAGATCATGAACGTTGTCTAACAAAAAGAAAGTTGTTCTTCCAAATTTAACACCTACTTCTGCTATTGTTTTGAAATTATTCTTTTCTATTAGATATAACAGGTATGAACCTCTATAGTCTTTGCCCTCCCAAGGGACTGTCATAGCAACAGTTAGTCTATCACGTCTTTTCATATATTAACCTTGGTAATGGTAAAGGGGTATTTGGCCTCTTTATAAAACTTTTTTCTTTCTGTTAAGTGTCGCTTGCTGTATTTGCAGGCGCTGGTTATGTCCCAGATTTCTACGTGATCTTTGTCTTCTGCTTTTCTAATGCCTCGCCCAATGCTTTGTATAACGCGGACAAAGCTCTTTCCGGGTTCAAGAAGAACCAGATTAAAAATCCTTGGAATATTAATACCCACAGCGGCCACACCATAAGTCGCCAAAATAATCTTGTCATCACTTGTTTTAATTTCATCATATTCTTCCTTGCGATCATCCAACTTCATGCCGCCACTGACAAACACTGCTTGAGGTAGTAGTGCGATTAATTTGTTACCGGTGTCGATTCTGTTGATCAATACCAAGGTATTACCACTAGCAGATAACGCACTAATCTTACTAGCAATCCATTGTAATCGTTTGTCGTCTGTGACAAGAAATGAGTATTCATCTTGGAATGAAGTAAACACCTGTACATCATTAGTCTGCAACACATTGATATTCAATTGTGCCAGCACACCTTTTTCTTGCAAATCATGTGCGGACACCTGATTTATCACAGGTCCTATACTGGCTAATATACCTTGAAATTCCCACTGCTCCTTGGGCACAGTTCCAGTAAGGCCCCAGCGTATGGCGCAGTTACGAAAGTTCTGTGTTAGTAGTTTAGTCAGCACTTCGGCCTTGGCTTGGTGAACTTCGTCAACAATGATTGCACAGACACCTTCGCAGAATTCTGCCAACGTCATGGTGGCATTGTCATAGCTTTTTTTGTCTAACACGTTCAAACTCTGCCAAGTACATATGGTATGTGTCTTGCCTAATTCTTTTCTGTCACCGAAGTATACCCCAACATCTAGTCCTAGATTACGATAGTCCTCTTCTGTTTGAACCACAAGACTCTTGTTAGGCACAACCACCATTGTACGTCCATATGGTTCACACAAATGACTAAGCGTAGCTGTGGTAATTGTTTTACCAGCGCCAGTAGCAACTTCTTGTAGGGCTTGCGGATTTTCTAAAAACTTGTTGATAACTTCGTACTGATAATCTCTCAGCACAATAGGTTCTCCTGCCTGCTGATGTCCTTTGGGCCAAGTCTTGCCAAGATCGGCCCAATAATTTTCATCGATAGCAGCAAATTTTAGTTCCTGATGTGGCCTAAGATCTTCAACTTCGATGTCGTATCCCTCATCCTCGATCACTGCTAGAATCACATCAAGATGTGCAAGATATCCGCTGCCGCCGATATTGAAATAGGTTTTAGTTCCATCCCAACGACCTAGTTTATATGCAGGCATGTGGCGAGCATAGGGTAAATCGAACTTTAATTTATTCACAATTTTCCGTCGTGTTTCAACTCGTAATCCGTCTACCTTGATGTTTACTTCATCTTTGATTGTTAACTTACAGTTCGACAATTTTTTGTCCTTTGGTTTCTGTTGGTTTAGTATCACCGAGATACACTACACAGGGATGACACATAAACCAATCCCGTGCCATGGTATTTGTTGGTGGGAAAATGTTGTTAGTAACTAACAGTGTAACATCATTGCTTGACTTAAACAACCACTTGGCTGGCTTTGATTCAAATATTAATATCCTGCCAGTTTCGACTTTGCCGCCAACTCCTGCTATCTTGATCCAGTCATTCAAGCCAGTAGCGGATTCTTTGTTGTCTCTAAAACACACCTTGATTTCTTCACGGCTGACACCACTTTTCTCAGCATCAGCTACAAAATTCTGTAACCATGGCAGTGTGGCGCTGCTTCGATCTAGTAGCACACATATTTTTCCGGGACAAGATTTAGCTAACTGAAAAAACTCTTGATTGGTTTTCATCCAGAAACTGTTTTCTTGGCTGGCCGCGATTTTTTCCACTAAATTTCGAGGTTTTTCTTGGTATAAAAATCCCATACGTTTAGCCAATAATAAATCTTTACTGATACTACCAGCTTTGTTACTTTGCCACCACTCCGCTGTTTCGTCGCTGGCGTTTTTTAATTGAACGCCATATGTTCCAAGTTCGCTGGATGGTATAGCATCTTCAGAATTTTGCCAAATTTCTTCTACATCCGACAACACATTCATAAAAGTATCGTCAATTTCAAAATTATGCTTACAGACAAATTCGTATAATGTGATTAAGTTATAATGATAAAAATCCAAGCGTCTGACTTTTTCATCAGGATCCCAAAAACTATGAGCATGCAGAGTTTCTCGACGTTCGATTTCATCTTCGAACTCTTTTTTCAACTGATAAGGAAATTTTAGACAAATTTCCAGTTTGTTTTCACACAGCTCTACATATATGCTTTTGCTGAGATCAAGAACTCGAAATCCCTTACGCCATTTGATATCTTGCAGTTGAGGTCTGTAGTCAAACCCTGCCACGGCTGCTATGGTCTTGTATTTTTCCAATAATTTTATGAGGAAATTTGCCTGATTTTTAGTAAGCTCGCTGCCATTGATAATTTTTTCATGAAAACTCGATATAGGCGAGAAATCCTGACCTTGGATTGAGATTTTCTGTTGACTGACCCAGTGGTAAAACTCTGTGAAGATGTCTTCGGCAAATTCTGATGGTAGCATTATTCAAGTATACAGCCTTGATTTACGGTTGTCAACTGAATAATCTAGAAATCGGGGTGCCTTGACGTATTTCTTCAACGGTCCACTCAGTGTGGCATAACTTCACGAACCATTCGGACCTGTCAGGCACATAAGGATCGTCCAGTTCCGACCATTTGATGCTGAGGTCCGCAGCTAGACTAGATGAATCACACAAAATAGGAACACCATTTATAGCTGCTTGAACAGCTGGTCCGCTATTGTGGTTGATCACGCAGTGATAATTGTAAAAAATATCAAAACTGTCATAGGTATTAGGTACAAGTACAGGTCTTTCTACTTCTACTCCAGACTGTTTGAATGGGAACGATGACCGAGGATGATACCGCACACGGATTCTTCTATGAGTATGCTGTTTTATTTTTTCAATGGTGTTTGCTACCCAATCTTTCATGGCAGGCATGCCTTGCCATTGAAGACTTTCTTGATGTTGACAAGCAATGAGTATTTCTCCACGACGTGTTGTAGCAATCGGTTGTAGGTTAACACCTAATTTTTCAGGCCTATCCGAGTCGAGGTCGATGTCGTTGCTAAATTTGCCAAGATTATTAATATGGTCAAGGCTGATCCGCCAAGTTTCACCTCTTTTTAGATTGCCTACTTCTATTATTAGTACAGGCTGGTCTTGCTGCTGGCATCTTTCATAAATCAGTTTATTTTGTCGCATTCTACCTGACCATAACACCGACCATATCACCGAAACATCTTCGTTGTTGGTGACAATGTCGTGTCCTTGTTGTCTCAACCCGTGTTCAATTGCATCAAACACTGGGGGACTGTTCAAGGCTCCGTATTCTCGATATAATCTGAAGCGCATAATTTTAATAAATAATCTACGTAGTTAATGTTGCTATATATTTATAGATCATGAATAAGATACAAAAAAGACTGAGTAAACTATCAAAGAACACAACCAACGCATTGGTAATTGGAACTGCATTTGGCCAATTAGCACAGCTGTTGGACTTATATTCAACAATCTTTGTTGTGAATGAAAGTGACACAGGCTTAAAAGCAAGAAATCTCATTTATAGGCAAAGTATTGAAAGATTAGATAGCATCGTAAATGTTGGAGCAGTATTTTTTGACATCACTCATATCGATAAATTAGAAAGTCTGCAGACATTTTGGAAAAAAAATAACTCGTTGATATTCATCGAAGGCGGAGACGCTCTGCCTAGAGAACTTTCAAAACCATTATACGATTCAGGCTGGCGCTGCACAAGCCTCCAAGGAATATTTCACGTATGGGAAAAACAACAATGAAAATAGCAGTAGTAACTACCTTTCATCCAGAAGGTTTAAAAAAATACGGTCAGAAGATGATAGACAGCTTCTGCGAAAACTGGCCAGAGGAAGTAACGCTTCATATCTATCCCGAAGAATGTAATCCTGCGATTAGAAATCACAATCATGTTACATTAAAAAGACTAGAAGAAGTATCAGAGCTTAATGCATTTAAAGAAAAGTGGCGAGATGTTCCAAAGGCCAACGGAGATGTCAGCAACGATCCTGTAAGATCTAAAAGACGTGATTCGGGTAAAGGATTTAAATGGGATGCTGTAAGATTTGCTCACAAAGTCTATTCGATCTTTGACTGTGCTAGAACCACAGATGCCGACATTTTGTTATGGATGGATGCCGACATGATCTGTCACAGTCCTATCACAAAAGAAACGATTTTACGCCTATGTCCAGCAGAAAAAGATTTGTGTTTCCTAGGAAGAAAAGGAAAGTTTAGTGAGTGTGGGCTATATTCTATGAATCTTAGATCGCCGGCTGTACAAGAATTCTTAAAACGTTTTCAGGCGATGTATGATAACGCAGAAGATGGCATTTTTAAATTAGCCGAATGGCACGATAGTTTTGTATTCGATGCTGTAAGAAATTATGCTAGAACAAATGAATTAGATTGGAGCGGACACCTTATTACCGGTGAGGGTCATCCGCTGATCAACAGCGAATGGGGTGCGTACCTCGATCATCTAAAAGGCAAGCGCAAGGATTACGGTAAAAGTCTTGTAGCAGATTTAAAAGTTAAAAGACAAGAAGGATATTGGCAATGAACGATGGAACTCGACATGCGTGAACACTATGGATGGCAATTTCCTGACCTCGAAACACACTTGCCAAGAATGTTAAAGAAAAGTGTAGACAAGGGATTACCTGCTGAATATCAAATTGCGGTACGACAACGCAGTATTGAGTTATGTAAAAAAAGAGATGTGGCCTTAGACGTCGGTGCTAACATAGGATTATGGAGCCGTGATCTTGTAAAAAGTTTTAACCGAGTTATAGCATTTGAACCCGTCAGCTTGTTTAGAGAATGTCTAGAAAGCAATGTAAAGGGAGAAAACTTTGAAGTACTTCCTATTGCTCTAGGCGATAGCGATACTCAAGGGACTATGATTATTGCTGAGGACAATTCAGGGCATAGTCACCTTGATCCTACTACTATCGGCACAGGCAATGTACCAGTTTTTCGTCTTGACAATTTAAATTTTAATGAAGTTAATTATATTAAGGTTGACTGCGAGGGGTATGAATATCGCGTACTGCAAGGCGCAGAAGAGACAATCAAACGCTGTAAACCAATTGTTGTAATAGAACAAAAATCACACGATGCTTATAGCAAACAGTATGGACAGTTTGCGGCAGTTGGGTTATTAGAGTCTTGGGGTATGGTTAAATTGGATCAAGTACGTGATGATTGGATCATGGGCTGGGACAGTCCGGCAGAAATTAAATTTAAGGATTAAAATGAAACAAGTACACGGTTTGTGGTTCCCAGATTATGATACACATTTTCCTAGGATGCTGGAAAAGAGTCTTAAAAATGACGGAGTAATAAGATACCAATGGCGGGCTAGAGATGCTGCGGTTGCCGCTTGCGATCAACATAGAATATGTATTGACATCGGCGCCAATGTTGGATTGTGGGCCTGCGATTTAGTCAAGTCGTTTGACCAGGTGATTGCGTTTGAGCCTGTGGCTGAATTTAGAGAATGTTTTCAAAAAAATGTTGCTTCTTCAAATTACGTTATTCACCCAGTTGCGTTAGGTAGAACTGAAACAATGATCGAAATGAATATCGTTCAAGGAAACACCGGCCATAGTCATATAGATCCAAAATCTATTGGCAAAGGAACGATTCCGCTTAAAACTTTAGATTCTTTTAATTTTACAAATATAGATATGATTAAAATTGATGTCGAGGGATTTGAAGAAGAAATTCTTGCTGGAGCTATGGAAACTATAGAATTTAATAAACCAGTGATTGTAGTAGAACAACAAAAGCATGAATACAAAGATGCAATAGCTGATAAGCCATCTATAAAAATATTGGAATCTTGGGGATACCAAGTTATTGATCAAGTCAAGAAAGATTGGGTCTTAAAATACACAGGCGTTCGCGCATAAATCTCCACGCTTCGCCAGCAGCAACTTCATCGTCATTCCAATGACTTTGGCTTATTCTATGAATCCACTCTGACCTATCATGCATGGTCGGAGTTTCAATCAAACTTAAATCTGTGTCGCACACAGGCCATGTCTGACTCTGTTGAGGAACAGGATCTGTAACAAACACCGGAACTCCATTAATTAAACTGGCAATCCCGGGGCTACTGTTGTATGTGATTGTTGCCCAGCAGTTTTTTAAATCTTGTAATATACTTGGGTTAGTACTTACATGATACTTTTTCGAAAATTTTAAATGATCTTGCCTTCGATCCCCTGGATGTTTTCTTACTACTATTGGTCTATTAGTATATTGTTTAATTTTTGCCACAGTCTGATCTAACCAATCCTGCACATTACTTCCACACATACTCCATCCGTCCACACGCTGCAAACAAATTAAAACATGTCCGCCAGCAGGGCGCCAGTCTAGCATATGAATACTTAATTTTTTGCTGATTGCTTGCCACCTCGAGGTATCAAGTTTGTTATCAAAGTAAAATCCAGTGGTTGGAAATATGCCGTTAAGACTGTATCGAAGATAGTAATTTTGAAGATCTGGATTCGAAAATTGAAAAAGATTGCTGTCGATGACTACAGTATTAGGGTTGGAATCTAAAATACCACGTCTTAGCAATAAGTGAGGTCTAGAAATATCCTGATGAACAAATCCCTGTATGACTGCTACATCGCTGTTAACGATGTTAACGCTTTCAACGATTTCAACAGTGTCGCCGCAACGCTTGGCACCTTCGCCAAAGCGTTTTAAAACAGCTAACTTGATTGCGTTTTTATTCTGCGGAACTGCTGCTAGATATATTGCTATTTTCATTTAATATTGACCAGGCGTAACCATTACGCATTTCTTCTTCGGTAAATTGCGAATATGCAAGATGGGCTGCCCACTCTTCCACTTCATCAAGTGTTGGGACTTTGAGTTTTTCAATTTCAGTTAAACTATTGGAACATAATAAATGTGCGGCATTTGGACCCAGCGTGATAGCAGGTTTGCCTAGTAATAATGCTTCAGTGGCTGCGATACTATTAAATGTAACCAAGCAATGTACATCTTGAGATAACGCCATCGCCAGGGTATCGTCGTGCATTCTAGTAGATCGACTTTGTTTTAAACGAACAACGATATTTCTATCGGTGTGATTTTTTAGTGTGGCCATGGTTTCTTCCATCCATTGATCTAAGTCCAAATCAAAGAATTTCATAACCTTGGCACTTGGCGGGCATAATAGGATGTTACTGCCTTTTCTAAACTTGCTTGGTCTCCATCCAGTGGCAGATAAGCGATCTCGTGGACGAGTAACTATGGGATAAATGTTTTGCAAATGATTTTTAGTTATTCGATGATATAATTTTCGTTTGCCGTTGCCAAAATATCCAGTGTCGATATAATAAAAATCTCTACCAGTATCCCAGCAGGTATGAATCTGTTTACGTTTGGCAATTCCTCGAATTACCACAGGAGTCATATTGCTTTCAATCATGTCCCAGGTAGTTATTTGGCCACCCGCACCAATCATAAAATGTTCTAACATAGGATCGTATATATTTCCTTTTCTAGCGTATCTGAATTCACTGTCTACAGCAAATACTCTTTTTGGAGATAGGCTCTTATTAATTTCGTCTATCAAGTCTTGTCGAGTAACAGTGTAATATTCGTTGTTTGAATCCATTCTGTATTCTATCATCTTATCAATAATATTATTCATCTCGTCTGGCAATGTAGTAAACTTATGGGCAACAGTTGGAGAAATCAATGACCGTTCATACTGATTTTTCTCTTCAGCCCACTGATATCCGTATTCACAGAATTTATAATTATCGAACCAAGGTCCACCTTCCGTATAATGTATGGCTTTGGGCCGTCCGTCCTTGGGTTCGTGATACCAATTCACCAACCAATTATATTCGTGTGTTATCGGGCCAATCAGACCATCAGTCAGCCATTGAAATCTATGAAAGAACTGACCGGTATGTTGTTCACTGCTAACAGCCTCTGGAGTTAACACACGATTAGCAGGATGCTCGCAATTCCATAAAATTAAAGAACTCCAATTCTTTCTTGGATACGGCAACTGTTTACAGCCGTCCATCTTATCGCCTTCTGGCGGTGTATAATCGTGTTGCACACACATCACAGCATATTGGTCTTGTGCCTGTTTAAAAATTTCTTCTACATCACACTGGAATAAAAAATCACAGTCGCAAAATATTGCCCATCCAGTATATTCTGTTAGATGAGGGACAAGAAATCTAGTGAATGTAAATTCTGTTGAACTCAACGCATCTGGTTCTCTAGTATAAATTCCTGCTTCTCTTAATTCGGATTGTTTGAGAGGAATAACTTCAACACCTCGGCTTCTAGCCTTGATACTGTATTCACATATTCGATATGCGATATCTTCTCGTGGATCATATCCAACAAAAACTTTCATAAATTTCCTTGTATCATTGCTAATGCAGCACCAGACCGTAGTTCGTCATTATGGAATTGGCCATATGCCAAGTGACAAGCCCAACTATATAATTTATCGTGATCTGGGTAGTACGGCTTGTCGATTTGATTTAGGTCTGTAGCTGCTACCGGCTTGGCAGCATTACAGGGTGCTAGTACGAACGCAGGGTAGCCATACATAACAGCCTCTGTAGCAGCATTGGAGTTAAAAGTTACTAAGGCAAATACATCATCATCGAGAGCTTGCTTTAGAGTATTACCGACGGTGCGATCAATGCGCTTGGGAGCTCGTTCTCGTATCTCTATGGGCCTATCTGTGTATTTCTTAATTGTTTCGACAGTATCGTTGGTCCATTGTTCTAAGTCTACACCATAGAATTTGCAGGGCTTTTCATCAGGTTTGGCTATTAAAATCTTTCTTCCTGATTTTTTCCACGGCTCGATAGTTTTATTAAATCGTTTCCATCGATCGTCAGGTCGAGAAATGATTTCATCATGTTGGAGATTATTTTTTGCAATCCTATGCCAGTATTTCCAACCGTTGGGATTTTGTGAGTTAACTTCATTGCCGAAATACCCAGTATCCATGTAATAGAAATCTCGACCTTCGTCCCAGCAGCGTTTCATTATTTTATGCTTTAATATGCCTCGCAGTACAATAGGCTGATTGGAATTTTCGTAAACAAAATCATCTGTGGATGTTGTTTTTCCTCCGCAGGATCTTGCTAATTTTTCTATGTATTCGTCTGTGCCATCTTTACTTAAGAAAACCCAATCTTTCATTTTCTTTCAATATCCTCTTCGATGCATCGTTCGCCAAATTGAATTTCAATAACTTTCAACGGTGTACTGCCTTTATTAACTAATTGATGCCATTCCTCTCTACCGATATATGTCTGCATGTTTTTCATCACAAAGTTTTTCATCACTGTATTGTCATCTGCATCTAGAGTATTAATTGTCGCAGTTCCTTCAGTTACAAACCAATGTTCATAACGATATTGATGGCGTTGCATTGATAAACTACATCCAGGATTAACTGTAAGCTCTTTCACTTTTATTTCTGCACCGTCTTGGTGTAGTACACGATAGTAACCCCATGGTCGTTCTGTTTTAGGAGCTTTCCATTCTTGTAGAATCCACGAACTCGAATTCATTTTATTTTCGCCACCAACTCCAAATACAAATGATAGATTAGAATCTATAACATCCATTTCTGGAATATTATCTTTGGTTCTGTCGCCGCCGTTGGCAAATATTAATTCAGCATCAGGATAATGTGCTCTTGCTTGTTGAATAAAATGTTTTGCTGATCCGTCATCGTCGTCAAAGGTATAAACTTCGTCGACCATTGATAGATTGTTGATAATGCAGAGTCGTTCATTCCACGGCATAAAGGCAGCGCCTTTTTTACGAACGAGCCAATCATCAGAATTTAATCCAACAATTAGCATGTCACCTAGAGTTTTTGCAGCTTTGAAGTAGGCAATGTGCCCGGAATGTAGGGGATCAAATCCACCAGTGATTAAAACTATTTTCATGCAGATATTTATCTGCGTATATTATTATAATTTTAAAGTGTGGCGTCTTGGGTTTGTAATTTCTCTCGCCAAATTTGGATAGTAAGATCTAGTCCAGTATCTAAATCCATTTTTGGACTCCATCCTAACAATTGTTCTGCCTTGGCAGGACTAGAATTTAACACCCAAATTTCTCCATCTCTCTTTGGCTTGGTGTTCCAGTTGACCTGTCCATTCCACCCAATCTTTTTTGCTATCTTATCGACGAGATCTTTAATTTTAAGAGCATTAGCTGGTCCTGTACAGAATATTTCTCCACGAGCTTGTTCATGCTTTTCAATAACAGTTTCGTATAGATTAATTAAATCATCAATCCAAAGAAAGTTACGATACGGTTCTCCGTAACCTAGATTAATTTCTTTGGGATTTTTCAACATCTGTGAAATGATTTGTTCTACTACAAAGAAATCATTATCTTTACGACCGTAGCTGTTGGTCTGTCTAAATGAACAGAATGGGAAGTTAAATGAACGCTGTGCATACTCTAGATATAATTCACACCCTACTTTGGCTACAGCATATGGTGCATTAGGATGTTGTTTAGTTTCTTCTGTAAACACAGGTAACGTGTATTCTTTTCCGTCACGAATTAAATCGCTTTCGGGTTGCCACCCATATGTTTCCATAGTAGAGCTAAAGACAAACAATTTTAGATTTTTTAAATGTCTAGCCGATTCAACCATGTTCACAGTTCCTACATAATTAACACTGCTGAAACTTGTTTGCTCGTAGAAACTTTTTTCTACTTCGGTTCTTGCGGCTAAGTGAATGATAAAATTAGGATCTACTTCTTGAAGGCGTTGATCAATACCTTCTTTATCTAAAAGATCACGATCTAGATCAAAAATTTGGTATCTAGATTCAAGTTTGTTTTTTAGATATCCGCCGATAAATCCCGACAGTCCGGTAATAAGAATTCGTTGCATAGTAATAGTCCTTTATATTATATCACGCAGATATTTATCTGCGTATATTATACAGTATTTAAAGACTGGCGTCTTCTAGGCCGGATACTCGTAGTTTAACGATATTGCTTAAATGCCATTGTTTTTGATCAAGTGCTTTGATAATGCCCAACCATTTGTTACGTAGCAGAGCAAAGTCGTTGATGATCTTTTCAAAGTCTACAACGTCAGCTTCACCTTCCACAAACTTTTCACAGTCCCTAGAAGATAAAGCACGTTGATAGTTTTCTAAATACTTGCGAAAATGTTGACTACGCAGTCTACGAAGTTCAATGTTTAAGTACTCAAGGATACCTTCAATTTCTTGAAGTTGATTAAAGCGTTCTTCCACGATGCCGGGCATCTGCGAACTTGCCTTCTCGATGTTACCCGCTATGCGGACATCTTGTTTTGCTTCAAGTAACTCAGCTTCATAATAGGCCGCAGCATCTGGAATGTTGCTTATATCTTTACTAACCTTGTCGTACCAATTCATTTATTCCTCTTCATCGTAGCTGTCAACATCTTCTTCGATTTCTTCACCGTCGATGGCGTATGTGATAGCTTCGTCAAGAAAAGGATCGACTCCTTGCAGACTGTCCAACACACTTTCTTTGATACCATAATCCAACAATGTGTTTACGAAATCAGTGGCCACATCCGGTCTTTGTTTTTCAGGAATATGTCCGATTACCACATGCCATAGGTCAGCAATTAAATCTTCTTTCATTGAGCTTCCTCCAAGTCTGGTTCAACTGTAGTAGTTATCTCAGATGTGGTAATTTCACCATGTTTTGAAATGTCTTCCATGGCAATGTCTAGACCGTCTTTCTCATTGCGTTCCCAAGCCTTGCGGAACTGCTTGATGATCTCACCGTCTTTGGTAGTGTATACCAGGCTGTTACCTTCTTTCTTGAGCATGCCTTTGGCTTCAAACAAGTCAACTAATCCACTATATGGACTCATACCTGTTTCATAAGGAATCTCAACCTGCACACTTTCAAACGGCTTGGCATAACGAGTTTTCATGATCTTACAAGCTGCACGGATACCTTGCACAGTTGTGGTCTTATTTCCATCAGCATCAAGTTTCAGTTTCAATTTACGCATAGCAACAACGATCGAACTTGCGTAGATAAAACCTTGACCGCCTGAAATTTTATCATCAGGATCGAACATGTCTTGACTTGCGTAGGTGTGATTGGTACATACCATTCCAATGTTATATGCTCCAAACATGTTAACACAGTTACGAACCAATGCTGTGAGTGCTTTGGGTTTACGACCCATGTCACCTTTAAGATCCCCGGCTTGAAACTGGTTAACATCGGTGGGGGTCAGTAACATTCCAAGACTGTCAATAATAAACAATACTTTAGGACGCTCGTCTTCAGGCATTGTTTTGTACTCTGCAACAAATTCTGTAATAGTCTTGGCCACATCATCAATCATGGCCATGTTAAGTTTCAACAACTTGTCTGGACTTGTATCAACATCAAGTGCGTGTAGCCACTTTTCGTCAAGTGCATTTTCTGTATCAATTAAGATCGGAAAGATGCCTTGTGCTTGTGCATTTTTAACTAGATTACCTGAACAGATAAAACTCTTACCTGCACCACTTTCACCTGCAAACACAGTGACCTTGCCTAGTGGAATACCTCGCTTGAAGTCTCCGCTGATAAGATAGTTTAATGCGTAGTTGTTTGTACTAACCCAATCAGTTGGGTCGTTAAAGCCAATACTTAAACCGTCAATAGATTTAGTAATTGACTTTCTAAATTTAGAAATATCAAATGCTTTTGCCATTATAAATCACCCTTTGATAGTTTCTTCGGGCTTACGACAATGTCTTCACGACCAATTGCTGTCAGCCATGTGTTTAATCTGTTAATTATAACAGAATCATCCTTGGGATTGTCAAATCTAATATCGATATCAGCAAC